TCCGGCCGGCGCACCCGCGCCACCGGCGCGGTCCCGAGCGTCACCGATGGCGCGTAGACCGCCCCGTTGCGGCGGACGAGCCAGTTCGTCGGATAGGCGCCGACCGCGCTGGTGCCGGCGGTGACGTTGCCGGAGTCGGTGTCGCTCGGGTTGGAGAGGAGTTGGAATGACAGGAGTTTGGCGCCGGTGGAAATGTCCTCACCGTGCACGGCAAGGTACTGGACCACCGTGACCGTATCTCCGCTCACCAGACCGGCGGCAGAGTAGGTCGTCATGGTCGCTTCGTAATCGTCAGTGGTCCCGCCCGCGCCGCCGGCGTGCTCAATCTGACTGGCATCCGTTGCTGACGCGGACGCGGCACCGGTCGGCGGCAGGTTATTGACCGCCTCATACAGGTTGGACGTGCCGCCGGCCCCGCCGGTCCAGAGCGCGTCACGCACCGAATCGGCGGTCGGCACAAGGAGGATGATTTTGCCCTCGCCGGGCCACGACGTTTGATCGGAGCCGGTCGAATTGTTGATGGCGAGATCGTCCAAATAGAGGGATGTATTCGCCCCAGGAGCGTCCAGCCAGCCGACAGTCCAGAGGCTTGACGTATCGCCGAGCGAGAGATCGGTGAACGACGCAACCGTTGTGCCGTCGAGCCGCAACGCTCCGTCGTCAACGGCGCCGGAACCCCCTTCGCCGTTCCACAGTTCCAGGCGATACCACGTATCAATCGCGATCGTCGCCGACGAGTCGGAGCCGATCTGCGTCCCGGCGTTGTCGTTCCAGAGCTGAATCTTCCCGCCCGATGTCAGCCGGGCAGAGATGCGGTTCGTGATGGGCCGAAGGAGGCTGACCGTAGAGGACGGGAGGGCGCTGACGCGGAAATACGCGCGGAAAAAGGTACTGCCGCTGCTCGTCCACGGAGTCGAGACGTAGCTCGTCTGGTTCCCCGCGCCGGAATTGCACTGATAGGCATAGACCCCGCTGCGCTTGACGGAGGTCTGGATGGTCGCCGCCGACCCGCCGGCGGTCAGGGTCATGCCCTCGGCGTGTTCGTGCCCCGTCTCGGCGCCCGAAAACCCGGCGCGCACCATCGCCCTACCCTGTAGCGACGACCGCGCTCACGCCGGCGGTGACGGTGTCGTCGTCGCTCATTGACCGTCTCGCACCGGCTGTAAGCACAGCCACGCCCGCGCCCGACCGGCATCGATCGGTTTCGCCAGCGTCGCCAGGATCAACGCGACGGTCGCGGTGTCATGCCGGCGCAGCCGCTCGGCGCAGGCCGGCCCGCAGGCGACCAGGCCGGCCCGCGGCACATGGCTCGGCCAGAACTGCCGGCCGCAGATGGCGCAGGTGGCACGCGGCGCGGTCATGCCCACGTGTAGTCACTCGTGCTCGAAGCACCGGCAGGTCGGGCAATGCGGTTCCCCTTCGGATGCCCGCTGTCCGCTGTGGTGGTTCGACGCCCAAAGTTCCAGGTTCTCCGGTCGGTTGTCATCCCGCACCCCGTTCTTGTGGTGGACGGTTTCGTTGCGCCGGAGCTTTCGCCCAAGCTGCCGCTCCATGACGAGACGATGCTCGGCGAACTGTCGCTTCTTCCCGTCTTCGCCCCGAAGCCAGACGTAGACATACCCGCTCGTTCGATCGACGCGACGACCGCCTTCCGGAAGTTGTGGCCGACCGATCGGCTTCTTGCGGGTTCGCGGCAACGCTGCCGCAGCGCAGGCGCGAGAGCAGAAAAGCTCCTGCCCCTTGCGTCCTGCTTGAATGAAGCGAGAGCGCGGAACAACCAACGGTTCGCGGCATTGGCCGCACGCCGTCTCGATGGACGAGAGCCAGACCTGATGGCCGTATTTCTTGTCCACCACGCTGCGGTACCACCACGACCCGTCCTCGCGCTGTGTCCATCGTTCGGAGCTTCCGTAGAGCTTCACTGTTACACCTCCAGCGACCGACAATCCGTCGCCAGAAGTATAACAGATTTCTCTACGTATAATCTATAAGTACGAATCCCGTCGTCGCAAAGTCCAGCGTGAGGCTCCCCCCTTGCGGGGCGAGTGCCGTGTCGAAGGTGCCGTAGCCGATCAGTTCGCGCGTCGCGTCGGTGCCGTTGGTGCGGGAGTAGACGATCAGGTGCTTCCCGTCCGTCAGGGTGACGGTCGCCGTCACCTCGTCGGTGATGTCGAATTCGACATCATTGTTGGCGCCGACGAGCGAGAGCGCTTCACCGTCCGCCTGCTGGCCGTTGGCGGACCAGTTGGTCCCCGTGACCTCGTTCGCGACAACATCATCCCAGTTGTCGTGCGCGTCGATGTCCACGGTGTAGCTTGAGCTCGCCAGCGCCAGGTACACGTCATCGGTGCCCCAGATGACACCGCCGTCGAGGAGGTTGAGCAAACCATTCCCATACAACTTTCCAGTCGCGCTCGGCATTGTTTCCTCCTATCCCTGCCCGGTCAATTCGGCAAAGCGGACGCGCCACTTCGCGACGTGGTCCCGCAGGAGCGCGACCTGTTCGGGCCGCGGGTTGTCGGTCGCCTCGTACCGCTCCAACTTCTGCCGAAATCGCGCAATCTGCATCTCGGCAAAGGAAATATCCCGCCGCGTTTCCCAGGTTGCCCGATCGTCGGGCGGGGCGAAGCGCGCCGCCTCTCGGAACGTCTTGAAGCGAGCGGTCAGCCGGCCGATGTCGTGACCGGCGCGCGGCCCGGCGGTCGTCTTGGCCTGGATGATCGTCGGCGCGGCGCGGCGCACCGGCACGTCCGCGACCGTCCCGTCCGGCTGCCGCTGCGGGCGCATCACCGTCGCGTCTACGCCCCGGAAGCCGTCGAGGTAGACGGCCGTGCGCCGGCGGTCAGGATCTTCCTCCACGTCCGCGCCGAACCACTCGATAGCCCGCTCGGTGCCCTGCTTCACCATGTGCTAATCCTCCACGGGTGCGAAACGCGACGCATCACGACACCGCCGTGACGGTAAAGTTGTCAAAGACCGTCCCGTTATCGTTGGCGTCCTCACAGTACAGACCGGGGTCGCCGGCCGCAATCGCGGTGACATAGGACCCGCAGGGCTCTCCGTCCAGCAGGTAGCGCAGGAGGTCGCCCCGGACCTGGAGTTTGAGCGCGACCGTGGCCCCGTTGGTGTAGTAGGAGCCAAACTGCGTCTTGTGGACGATCGACGCCGAGCCACCCACCGACTCCTCGACCTCGAGCTCGTCGGTGCCGGTGCCGTCTTCGTAGATCCGCACGCGCACCCAGTTATCGCTGTCCAGGTAGCGGGCATAGAGCCCGGCCCGCAGCGGTGTTGCCGTGGCCGGCAGGATCAGGTCAGCCGACACCTCGAGGTCGTCGCCCGTGATCGCGTAGGTCGCCCCGACCGTGACCACGGCCCGGTTGGATTGAATCTCGCTCGTGCCGCCGAGGCTCGTCCAGTTGGCGTCATGGGCGGTCAACATCGTGCCGTTACTGCCGGTAAAAGCGTCACTCGCCAGCGTGGCGCCGACCGTCCAGGGTTGCGGCACCAGGCCGTGCAGGATTTCTTCGGGCAGCGTGACCACGGCGGGGAAGCCGGCGACATCATCAAAGCGCACGGCATCTGACCCGACCTGCATCCCCACTCCGGTGCGGGTCAGATGCGCCGACCCGGCGTCCGTGACGACGCCGCCGAACGGATCGACGCCGTTGACCGTGACGGCGTACTTGTTGCCGATAGCGCGGATGATGATGCGGTGGTCGGTGTTCGCATTCCACGTAAACGCGGTGTTGTCGATGGCGGTGTCCACCGTCGCGACGACTTTGCGCAGGTGAATCTCCGTTGAGCCGGCGTTATTGGTCAAGTAGATAAAGTTACTACCATCGAGGTAGCGCAGCAGGCAGTAGATCCCGTTACTCGCCGAGGCGCCGGGGTTCGCCGTGAAACACCAGGCGCCGTCCGTAAATCCGACATCCGTATTGATGACTCGGCCGGGCACGCTCGGGAAATAGAGGCGATTACTGCTGATGCCGGCGGTGCCGAGGGTCGTCGTCCAGAGCGGGCCGGGATCGGTCGCCGAGTCGATGCGGGTAAAGCGGTCGGCCAGGGTTGATAGGAAGTCGGCGCTCGCCCAGTCGGCCACGTCCACCACGCGCACGTCATCCACCCAGCCGAGTCCGGCGTTCGCCGAGATGGCCGGGTGCAGCGTGGCGTCGGTGTCGGTGACGGCAACATGGAGGACCCACGCCTCATCGGCGGCAAGGGCCGGGAGGGGCCACGTCGCCGAGAGCGCCGGACTCCCGTCGCCGGTATCAAAGGGACGCAGTAGGTAGACCGCGCCGCGGTCGTTGAGCGCCGCGACGAAGAGGTGTTCCAGCGGCCGGACCTCGAAGGCATTGCCGGCCGTACCGGCGAACGCGATCTTCGCGCCCGGTTCGGAGACGGCGAGCGCCCCGTCCTCCATGACCCAGCCGTGCCCATCGGTGCGCGGGTCGGTCTCGCCGGTGGCAGATGACCAGCCGAGAAAGAAATCGCCGTTGCGATCCCCCACCAGGACCCAGGCGGCGAGCGCCCGGCCGGTGGCGCGGGCAATCCCGGCAGTATGCTCCAGGGGCTCCGACCAGACGGCGGGTGCCGCCCCACCCAGGATCAGCCGGTCGCCCTCGACGGTGAAGTTGGCGCCGGTGTCGTTCCAGGCGGCGTCCAGATCGGCGGTAAACTGGTCACGGAAGACGTAGTAGGCGGGGTCGCCAGCGCTGCCCGCCCCCCGCCCACCGCCGATCCCCATGCCGAGCGAGAGCCAGATCGCGCCCATCGTCAGGGCGCCAGATAGCGAATCGTGACCGCCACGCTGCCGGGGTCGTCGCCCTGCGCCACGGCAACGGTCAGGATGCCATTCACCGGGAAGTAGTCATAGACGCCGGTGATCGCCGCGCCCGCCGCGTCCTTTGCCTGCACCCGCACCGGATAGAGCCCATCGGTCGCGCTGCTGGTCACGACCAGGACGTTTCCGGCGGTCGGCACGGTGTGGGCGATCGTCACGTCCGTCGTCGCCGGCTCGGTGGTATACGCGACATAGACATCCAGCAGAAAACCGGAGAACGCCGAGAACGCCCCCGATCCGGTGGCGCTCCCGTCCGCCCCGGTGGTGGCGACGGTGATCGTTTGCGTCCGGATTTCGGCCATGCTCACTTATCCTTGAGGAGCGCGCCAGAATCCGCGGCGCTCATCGCCCCACCACCCGTGCGACCCCGGCCGGTGTGATGCCGCTGCATCCGATCCTGCGGTGTCTCCTCGACCTGTCGCGTCACGGGCGGGGCGTCCTTGCCCTTCCCCTCGGTGACGGGCTCGATGCACCCCGGCGAGTCGGCCAGGAGGAACGCGGCGGTGTCGTCGTCGAAGTCGTACTCATCGCCGGCGTCCCAGGCGCCGAACCGATGATTGCGGTAGTTATGGACGAAGCGATAGCGCGTCAGCATGGGACCTCCTACGGTGCCGCCACCTGGACGACAGCGAGTGTGCCATCGGCGATGCGTGACCAGCAAATCCAGTTCGTGGCCGTGGCGCAGAAGCACTCGACATAGGTGTCCGCGGCAATGGCTGATTCGGCGTCCGCCCCGGTGCCGCCATTGATGCCGACCGTCTCCGGCGCGCTGGTGCGCAGCTCGTAGCCGGTCGCCGCAACCACCAGCGTCACCCGCTTGCCGACCGAGGGCGTCGGAAGGGCAATGATGTGGTTCGCATCCCCCGCGGTCACGTTGACGTGATCGGTCGTGGCCGAGACGATCCCCGTCGTCAGCCCGTCCGCCGTGGCCGTGCGCGCCTCGGCCACAAGTTGGGCGTTCAGCCCTTCCCCCTCAAGGGTCGCGATCGCTGTCTCGTTTGTGTTGACGCCGGCGATGATCGTATTGAGATCGGTCGCGGTCGGGACCGTCTCGGTGCCGTCCGCCGCGAACGTCGGCAGGGTAGAGAGCGCCATCCGTCAGCCCTCCCTAAATCCCTTCCAGGTCAAAGAGGACATAGACCACAACCGAGAGGTCGGCGGTCGTGCCGTTCCAGCTGGCGGTCGTGATTTCCACGCCGAGCACGTCACCGGCCACGACCTTGCATTGCCCGCGCGGGACACGAATCGTCTTCTCCGTCTCGGTGGTAATCGTCATCGTCGTGTCGGCGTCCTCGGTGCCGCCGATGGATGCGCCAACCGTCAGTGATCCCGCCGAGCCGGCGGTCGAGAGGGACGACGTGACGGCGACGACGGAGCCGGGAAAGGGCATGGCGTAGCCGGAGACCACCATCGTTGCCTCGGCCATGACCGCCGGCAGCTGCACGTCGGTCTGCGAGTCGGCAACGGCATCCTGGCCGAAAAAGTACGGGACCAGTTGGCCCCGGCTGGTGTGACGGGTAATGGCCATCGCGGCTTATCCTCCTGGGAGGCGCAGCCGGGGCAGCCATTCCGCCCCGGCGCGAATCCGGTTAGGCGACGGTGATGTCCCGAGCCACGGCGGCCCACTCGATTGCGTTGACGTTGCCGGTCGGCGTGAACCGCCCGAAGCCGAATCGCAGGGAGTAGACGTGCCGGTACTGGTCGGTCGCCGCCAGGGGCTCGAGCGCCAGCTGCACGCGGCGCCGCCAGCCGATGACGCCGCCGGTGCGATTGAACATCGTGACCTGGCCCTTGACGTTGTTGGAACCGGTGGTAGACACCTTGCCGTCCGCCTCCGTTTTGGACTGGACGAACGTGCGGATAATCGGGATACCAAGGATGCTCGCGGTCTGCCCGTTGAGCAGATCGGCGGCATTGCCGGCCATGAGTTTGGCTGATATCACGTCATCGAGGAGGTCAATCCGGTCGGAGGTGTCCGGATCGGCGACGGCGACGAGATCGGCGCGATTGATCGGATGGCCCCAATCGACAAACCGGGTGGTGTCCCGCATCAGCGCCCGCAGGGCCCGGAAGGTGTCGAGACTGATGGTGCTGCTGACGGCGAGGGTATTCGCGGTGTTGTCCACCAGGGCGGCATGCCGGATGCCGTCTCCGGCGAGGTAGTGCTTGGTGTCCGCCGGGTCGGCATCGTCGAGGTTGATATTGCCGGTGCCGGCATTGGTCGTATCACCATTGAGCAGAACCGAGTCGGTGTAGTAGGCGAGCGAGCGCGCCGCCTCCATCCGCAGGAATGGGACAAAGGCGATGATGCTGTCCTCCTGCATCTCGCCGGACCACATCTGATGGATGACGAACTTGTCCACCGCCACGCTGACGCGGTTACTGCCGGTCTTGACCGTGGTGTAGTTGGACGAGTTGTTGTCGGTGGACTCCCCGACGAAGAGCATCTCCGGGAAGCCGGCTTCGACGGGGAGGTAGGCGGTCGGCGCGGTCATGTCGAAGGAACGGAACAAGGGCGCGATCACGCCGAGGTCACGGGACACGTCCCAGAGGTCCCCGACGTACTGGGCGCCGATCAACTCCAGCCCGAAGCCCGTCTCGGCAGTGTCCATCGCCCGGACGGCCTGCTGGTAGGCGTGGGTGTCCCGCCAGCGACCTTGACCGGCAAGCTCCCGGTCGTGTCCGAAGAAATCGTACTTCGGGACGCGGGCGAACTCGGTGTCCAACTCGCGGAGCCCCGCCTCCTTGACCTGCTCCGGCGTCAGGTAATAGGCGTCGGAGACGGCCTTGAAGGCGGCTTCTAGCGCCTCGGACGGTCCCTCGAACCCGAGCCGGCGACGGGCCATCATGTGGTCATAGAGCCATTCGATGTCAGCGGCCGTGCGACAGCCGCGCGCGTAGAACTTGGAGCCGATCAGTTTGGGCTCCGGCCTGGCGAACCGCATCTTGCGCTGAATCTCCTCATCGGCCAGGGCAGTAATCATGCTGTCGCCGATCAGGCGCGTCAGGTTCGCTTCGCTCAAGTCCTGCCGGAGTTTGCTGTTCTCGTCCTCGACCGCTTTGAGACGATCGGCCATATCGGTCAATAGTTGCTCGGTAGCGGTACTCATCTCACGCTCCCAGGCGTGCCCGGATCGCCGCGATGGCGTCGGGCGTCAGATCGTCGGTCGGCTCAGGGGGCTGTTGGGCACGGGCAAGTACGGCCTGCACCAGCGTTGCCGCGTCGTGCAAGTCGCCCACATCCCGCAGCGAGATCGACCCGCCGCGCGTCCGGCCGAAGCCCGGCGCCGCGACCAGCTCCGGCTCGCCCTCGAGGAAGAGTCCCCAGACGGACTCCTCGGAGAGCGGCGCCAGGTCGGCGCGACCCAGGAACTCCGGCGGCTCCTTGCCCAGCCGGCGGTACCGGCGGGCCAGGCGCTCGTACACCATGCGCCGCGTGCCGTCCGTCTCCTCGGTGGGGTCCAGGTACAGACGCGCCATCATGAGCGCGGTCCCGGCCCACTCCACCTCCTCGGGCGGTGCGTCGGCGTCGTCGGGGTCGATGTCGGTCAGTTTGGCGAGGGTTGCCCCCAGGTCGGCGAGGCCGCGGGCTTGTCGCTCTTTCAGCGCTTTGGGATCGGCGGGGATGGGAACCAGGGACACGTCGAGGAGCTCGGCTTTGGTGACGCGCGGTGCCTTGCCCTCTTGGGCCGGCGCGATCTCCATGATGTTGAAGCCGACCGAGACGGCATTGAGGAAGCCGGCCCGGACCTTGCGCTCGAGGGAGGCGGCGAATTCATCCTCACTGTCAAACGTGACATCAGCGAGGAGGCGCTTCTCTTCCGGGACCATCTTCGCCCGGCCGATCGGTGGCCGCGGACTGTTGAAGCCGCCGTAATCGTGGCTCCACAGCACGACCGGGTTGCGCCGGTAGTTGGCGAGGTCCCAGCCGGCCGCTTCCACGACCATGCCGTCGCGGGCGACGACCTCGGTACTGGCAACGAAGCGGATCGGGCCGGTGTCGGCTTGACCGTCGTCAGCGCGGTAGGCGCGGAGGTACTGGGGGTCCATGACCGCTCCCGGACACGCAAAACGGCCCGCCTTCCGGCCGGCGCGGTGTGCGCTAGCTGGGAGACGGGCCGCTGAAGCAATCGGCGGCTATTCGGTTGACGGCACTATATCACGCTTCGCCCGATGCCTTGCCCGTCCCATGACGGATCGCGCACTCGACCCGCGACTCTAGGGATCGCCGCTCGTCTATGGGGAACTCGCGGCCCAGGAAACGCTCGACCTCTGCGACGACAGCCACGCTCATCCGCTTTCGGGATACGCTCCCGTCACGACTACGCGGCAAACCGAGGTAGGCATCGATAGAATGGAGTTCGGTCAAAAGCGCCTGGCGCCGTGCCATCCAAACCACGCGCTCCGGGGAATCCAGCACCACGACCGATCGTACCGTGGCCGGTTGGCGGCCATGCCCGCCGGCGTCGGGCGGTGGGTGGACGCTCATCCCGCCTCCACATCCACCAACGGCGCCAGACTGCACCGGCAGTTGCAATCCTCCGATGCCTCGCCCATCAGCCCCGGCCCCGGCCCAGTCGCCCCGCCGACCGAGAAGTTGTCATCCAGTCCGACCGTCTGGTCATGCGCCGCGACGTGTGTCTCGCGGGTCCGGGCATCCAATGCCGCCAGCCACCGCTTGCCGGTGACGACACCGGACTGTCGCCAGGATTCGAGGGTGCCGCCGTTGTAGGCGCCCGTGGTTTCCGTCCGGGCGATCAGTTCGGCATCGCTGCCCCGGCGCACCCCCATGACGTGCCGCACGCGTTCGGCCAACTGGTCAATACTCTCGCCGTCCTGCAAGCCCGCAGACAGCGACTCCTTGAGTCGCAGCCACGTCGTCTCGTTGACCTCGACGGCGAACCGCTGCGCCCGACCCTCGAGGAAGCGGGCCACGTTGGGATCGAACAGGTCGAACGTCAAGCCGAGCGCCAGATCCTCCATCGCCGCGGTCCCGGCGGCATCCACGATCGATCGCAGGTCCGGCCGGATGGCGATGCGGAACCGCTTGATCCAGCGGGCCCGGTCAAAGGGCTCCAACGCCACGCCCTCAGCCGACCGAGCTGAGCGTTGCTCCAACTGGGAGAGGATGGATTTCTCCTGATCGCGGAAGAGCCCCTGGACGGTGCGGACGATCGTGCGCTCCAAGGGATCGGTCCGGCGGATCAGCACGTCCCATTGCCGTTGGTGCGCCTCGTCATTGTAGGCGCGATGATGGGGTGTCGCACTCCGCTCCGGTGGTTCAGCCGCCGGTTCGTCTCCCGGCGACGCTTCGACCGGCTCCGGCTCCTGCTTGGTCCAGATCGAATCCGGCGACGGCGTCGGCGCTTCTGGCCCAACGATCGGCGCGCTCTGCAAGGTGCCCCATGCAGCATCGCCCCACGGCACCGGGTCAAGCCCCTGTTCGTTCCGCCACTCATTCACGGTAATCACGAACGCGTTAAGTTGCCCTTGTTCCCGTGTCCACCGCTCGCTCTTGGCCTCATGCATGGATTCGACATTAGAAAAGTCAAACTCGCACAGGTCGGCCCCATCCGTGCCGACGAACATCGGCAAGAGTTGTTCGGTCAACTCTTCGGAGAAGAATCGCGCCTCCGGTACAATGGTGTGATTCCAGACGGCGCGCTCAGCCGCCTGGACATTCTCATAGGTGCGCTGCCCGCCGATCAGGTCCAGCGGCACCCCGTAAGCCCTGGCGATCTCCTCGAGGTCCCACCGCAGTTGCGCGATGCTCTCAGCATCTTTGGGTGACATCTGAAACGGCGTCCACTTGGCATCGAAATGGAGGATGGCCCAGCGGTGCGCGTTGTCCACGCCTTTCAGCCGCCGGTTGATTTGCTCCTGGAGTTCGACCGCCTGGTCCTTGGTAAACGGGCTCCGGTTATCCGATGGCGTGATGATGCCGCCGGCGGTGATGCCCTGACTGTAGAGGTTGCGCGCCGCTTTCATGCCAGCCGATGACACGTCGGCGGCGAGGCGGGCCGCGGCGAGCGGCGACAGCCCGGACCACTGATCGAGCGGGTTGGGGTAGCGGAACCAGACCGTCTCCCAAATGTCGAACCGCTGTTTCGTGCCGTCGCCCTGGTCGTATTCGAAATGACTGACGAAGTTGGTTTTGCTCGGCACGACCGTCACCCGGTCAGGTTTGGCCCACCACAGTTCCAGCGGTGGAGCAACGCGGTTCGGCCGGACCACGAACCAGAACGCTGAGCCCCAGGCGCATAGACTCAATTCGGTCATCTGGATCAGCCGGCCAAACGTCCAGTAGGGATTGACCTTCCTGGTCAACTCCCAGAGCCGGCCGCGCGTGACCTCCGTCCGCTCGCCCTCGCCGGTCAATCGGTAGTGGCGCAGAGGCAGCGACGAGAGGAGGCGGGACCGCAGGCTACTACAGACGTAGACACCATTGGAGGCGGCGAGATAGGAGCCATATTCGGGTGGGGTGAAGTCCTGCGACGGCGCGCCGTAGCGATCGGCGCCGACCGGCACCGCGCCCGGCGTGGCGAAGGCGCGGCCCTGCTCCGGGGTTAGGCCGATCTGTGCCCACCAGGCGCCGGGGAGGAGGTCGGCGACGCTCACGACATCAGCCCTCCGTCAATGCCGAGTGAGAGGTACGGACAAAGATACCGCGCACAGTCGAGCAGGTGGTAGGTTTCCTTGTCCTCGATCTTCTCGGTCGGCTCGCCGCGCTCGTCCAGTTCTCGGCTGTAGCTGGTCATCTGGTCGCGGAAGCCCCGGAGCGAGTCCATCACGACAAATTGCCGCGCCTTAACCATCGCGTACACCGAGAGAATACCGTTCTCGACTTCGGGGACGATGGGCTCCCAGATGCCGAGCCCGGCGTTCGCGAAGTCGCGGCGATACTGATCCTCCGATTTAGCTCCACCAATTGCAACAATTGGGCCTCTTTCTCCTTTGCGGAGTTCGGATACATGGTCCGCAATTGTCCGACCACCTGAATGATATTCGCGAAATCCAATGTATCGACCGGTCGGGGCTCCCGCATCCGTCAACTCCTTCGCCACGAACAACCCGGCCATGTTGACGCCGCCGAAGTCCATGCCCAGGAAGCGCGTCCAATGGGCGGGCACGTCGAAGGCGGGAATGACGTTGCTGTCGGGACCGCCGGAATCGTCCCAGCAGTCGTAGATCAGACCGGCGGGACGTTCGAAGAGTCCGAGGTAGAACATGCGAAACTGCCATGCCGGCAGGGTGCGCCGGGCGCGCTCGAACTCCTCGCGCGGGAATTGTGGGTTAGCGATACTGGGGAAATTGATAATATCAATCTCAGGATGTTCCCCGTTGCCTGCCTGCCAGGGATCGAAGAGCTCCGTCTTGAGCCAGCCGAGGCTATACGGTGTCGTCGTCAGCAAGACCCGCCCCATCGCCAGAGAGAGCCGGCGCAGGATGGCATGCCAACTGCCGAATTTGAATTTCTTCTGTCCTGCCTCATCGAGCCATGCGGCCCGGTACGTCGCGGATTCGAGGGAATCCGGGTCCTCCGCGTAGCCAAAGCGCACGACCGTGGGGACAGTCTGCCGCACTCCAAACAATCGGACTTCGCCAGCGGGCGAGACGACAAACCGGCGTGACGGCGATGCCTGGTATGATCCAAGGGCTAACTGCTCCTCGAAAAGGCGACGAAACTCGGCAAGCGCCTTGGTTTCGAGAAGGACGAATGTCGGTGTTGCAACGAGGTATTCGCCCGGTCCTCGGTCCTGTATCTCGCGGTGCAGCCAGTGCGGGCCGTACGAGGTCTTGCCGCCTTGCGTGCCAGCTAAAACCAGGATGAATCGCTTGGTGCTGGTGTGTGCCCGCCATTGGCCGGGGTGGAAATAGCGGTCAAGCCCGCCGTCATCGGCGACAAGCGCCAACTCGGCGCGCGGGGCGGCGACAACGGCGGCAACCATTTAGGCACCGTCTGGGAGGTGATCGCGAATCAGCGTGACGGGGATCGCGCCGCCGTCGAAGCCGACGTGTCGCGTTTCCTGCCGATCGCGGTACTTGTCTGGCCGGCGTCCCTTGAGGAGGAACATCAGGAGGGTGTCGGAGCCATTCGTCGCGGCGGTGGCGCGCTTCCGGGCCACATCTTCAAGGAGGTCGGTCCCGGCTTCGATCGCCTCATCGGCGCGGACAGCAAAATCGGGATCGTCCTTACGCCATTTGTAATAGGCGGTGCGCCCGATGCGCTCAGCTTGACAGGCTGCGGTGACGGAATAGCCCTTGGCAAGCTTCGCGAAGAGCCGTTCGCCCTTTTCTGGTGTTCTAATGGTTCGCATCGCGATCCCGGCGGCGAGTTCGCGCCTGTCAGTCCGTGTCTTGCATGGATGATAGCACGTCGCGCAATCTCGGCATCGCCTCCTCCATCGCCCGTACCGCCGCGACGAACGCCAGGGCGAGGGCCACGACGGGCGAGGCGCAGCCCGGTCCGGCCTGGAACGGACGACGCGGCGCGTAGACACGCGCCCAATGGTTGCCGTGGCTCCCATCCGCGCCGTCGCCCATAAGGTAGCCCCACCCCCGCCGCTGGGTCGCCGCCAGGATCAAATGCAGCGCGGGCTGGCCGGGGATGAGCCCCTGAGCGCCGAGGGCGGCATCTGCCTCCAGCTGGGCGGCTCCCCGCATCCGCGCAGTCATCCGGTCCCAGTCGGACGCGGCGCGATGCGTGCCGGCCAACCAGACCGCCTTCGCCGCCACATCGCCGTCCACGAGGCAGTCCTCGCGGGCCAGGATCGCCAGATCGTCGGGAGAGAGATCGGTCATTCGTCTGCTCCCAGCACCTGCTCGACCGTCTCCCAGTCAGATGGGCGCCAGGTGTAGACAGCGGCACCGGTTGCCGCCAACGCCGCCAACCACTCCGCTTGCTCGGCGGTGAGTTATTGCGGACCACCGGTGATCGCGAAGAATCGGTCCTCATGATCAGCCTCCTTCGTCTTGATCGACTGATGGCAGGGCCAACAGAGGGTGACACCGTTCCAGAGGGCGAGCGCAATGTCGCGATGTGTCGCGAACGGCCTGATATGGTGTGCCGCTAGTTGCTTGCCCCGCGTTCCGCACATCTGGCAGGTGTAATCGTCGCGGGTGAAGACGCGCCGTCGCCAGTCATCATAAGGAGCAGAACATCGAACGAGAAACGTCTCGCTCGTCTTGCCGCCCCGCCAGCGATGCGAATTGGCGCCTTGTTGTCGGCGCGAGAGGAAGATGCGAGAGCAGGCAGTCGAACACGTCCGTTTGACTTGGGACAGATGGACAACGAACATGTCGCCGCAAACGACGCAGGACCGACGGTCCTCTGAGCAGAACGGGCAGTAGCGTCGATGGCGCACCGACGAGAAGCGATTGCCGCAACGAGCACACGTCCGCTCCGGGACGTGTTTCACCGGCTTGGTGGGACGGGGCTTCGGGCGACACCGATCCATCGGCCACGGAGCGCGCTCATACCGCAATCGCTGAATCTGGGCGCGTTTGGCCCGCACCACCGGAGACGCATTGACGCAGGCAACTCCGCAGAACCGCTGCCGTTTGTTGTATGTCTCGAATCGCTGTCCGCAGCCCTCGCAGAACCGCTCGGCGGCATTCCGATAGTTCGGATTCGCTGCGCCGCGCATCCTGACGCGATAGCCCGCCGCCATACAATCCTGCGAGCAATACGTCTTCTTATCGTAGTGGCTTGGCTTTACCCGGAAGTCCGCGCCGCACGTCGGGCATGTCTTCCAGCGGCGATCGGGTGATCCGGTGGCGAGTAGGGAGAGTTGTCGATATGCTGAAGACACCGCTGCACCTCCAATGTGCATCGGTCGCGCCCCCGGACGCCTCGAACGTCGCGGGGGCACCCCGCGAATATCGTTCCAATTATAGCCGAATACCATCACTTCAGCATCTCTAATACAGTGTCGAGGTCGATCGGACGAACGATCATCGCCGGAATACCGCACGCCGCGAACGCCGCGATCCAGTCGAGTTGCGCCGATGTCGGTCGCCCCGTACTCGACTTGCACTCGATGGCGTAGCATCGGCCATCACGCTCTCGAAGCAGGAGCAAGTCCGGAAACCCGACATCACTGCGCCGCATATCAAACGCGTGGAAGTGCCGGTATCCGAGATAGCCGGCCGCCTCGATGACCGCCTCCTGAAGTTGCTTCTCCGTCATCGAGCCGCCTCTTCGACGGTACGCTGCCACGCGGCTTCGGAGACGCGCGGTGCGGTCATCGTTCGTCCTGAGCCACTACGGTGACACGTCGGGGCATTGCCGCATCGAATACCCGCACCACATCGCCGGGGATCGCCTGTCGTGCCTGCGCCGTCAACGCCGCGATGGTCTGTCGGAGGGCATCACGGTAGGCCGGTGGAGCTCGCCGAGCAGGGCAGCGACGTAGGCGGTCTGTTTCTCGGTGGGGGTATTGACTATGTAGATGGCGCGTTCTTCGCTCACGACTTCCTCCCCGTGCGGCGCTGCCAGCCGTAGACGTTCGCCGCCTGCTTGCCGATGCACCAGTCCGGCGGATCGGGCGGCATCTCCAGGATCATCCACAGGTCGGACTCCGGGTCGATCGACGTACACGCCGTCTCGCAGATGGCGCGGCAGGACTCGATGCCCGCCGGCGACAGGTTGCGGATCAATCCCGTCATCTCCTTCGCGATCCGGGCGAATTCCCGGAGCCGGTTGCCGCGTCCGAGCGTGGCGTCGATCGCCTGCCGCTCCAGGTCATCGCGTCGCCGCTGCGCCGCCGGACGCTTCGGGTGATCGGCGAGCGCCGGATCGGCCAGCCGAGCATCCAGGTTCGTCAACTCCTCTTCGACCGCGAAGCGACGTTCGTCCATCGCGATCACGTCGAGGATCAGGTCGGTCGCCTGATCGCGGTAGCCACCAAGCCAGCGCAGCCGATGTTCGTCCGCCTTCGTCGGCTGCGTCGGGACGCGAACGGGCTCCTTGCGCCGGACAACGGTCGCCATCAGAGCGCCGCCGTCGCGGCCCGTAGGCAGTCCTGCATGCCCTCGTAGGCGCGCAAGGTGCCGAGATACCGGTCCTCGTGTTTCGCAACGTCCTGCCGCCCCTGGTGGCGCGACAGCCACACATCCGCCTCCGTCAGCCACGTCTCGGTCTGGTCGATCTCGCCCCGGAGCGACGCGATCGGCCCCGGCATCGTTCGCAGCAGCGCCGCCCGCCCCTGCGGCGTAGTTGCCGCCGTCAGTCGCCGGGTGCGGTCCTGCACGTCCGCCACCAGCGCTGCCTGACGGGAGGTGTAGTTCGGTGGCTCCGGCAGTCCAGCAGCGATCTCTTCCCAGGTGACGACGCGCTCGAGCTTGCCCGCCTGTCGGGCCATCGTCACGGTGATGTTGGTCCCGGCCGACAGTTCGCCGGTCTTGGGGTCGATGCCGTGAAGAGCGATAAGCCGGTCACAGTCGGCCACAATCGCGGCGTTCCGGATCGCGCCGGCCGATCGACCGTGCGCCTGCCAATCCGCCGGATGGACGACGAACGGCAACCCGCGCGTCTTCGCGGCGTCCACGGCCCAGGTATCGACGCCCTCAGCGCCGCCGGAGACGACGACGGTTCCGGCCGGCAGGTCGGCAACCAGCGCGGCGACGTAGTCCCGGACCGCATCGGGGTGCGGCCAGGCCCGCGGTCGCGAGCCGATGATGGCGACGCGCTCTCCGGTCGGCGTTAGTTCGGGTGCCGGCGTTGGCTCCGGCGCTGGTAGTTCGCCCCTCAGCGGCAGTCGCATGTGTTCACTCCCCAACGCCGCGGCGATCAGCGCCGCGTGCGCCTTGATCGCGGCCTTGTCCTCGCGCCGGAGGACGCCGCGCCTCGGTCGCCAGTCGATCACGCCCGCCGGCGTCACCCAGAGCCGCGCTCCCAGTCGCTCAAGACCGGCGACGTAGTGCCTGGCGGTGGCGAGGGCACGCGGGTCAGGCGGGGCCATGAAGGACGTGAAGGTCATGATCCGCAACCTCGGCATTATCCCTCGCGCGCGTGCGCGTACGCGAGTCATGTTGTTGTTGTCGTAGCGTGAGTAGGGTAGGGCGATCATGACCTTCA